ACACAGGAGGCATGTTTACTCCAGGAACATTCGGGCAGGGAGCTATTAGAGGCAAATCTAATTTACTCAACTTTGCCACACAATCATTCACTGGAGGTGGTTTTGATAGCATAGGAGGTTCAGGTGGTCTTGGTTTCGCCTCTTTAGAGCCACAAAGTGGAAGGTTGACAATGTTTGGGAGAAGAAACAGTCCAATGTTCCAAAGAGAGCAAGAGTCAAAAAGAGAAGCTTTTGGATTGTTTGCAAGGCAGGTGCAAGCAGAGAAACAGGCGAAGGAGAGAGACAAGCAAGCCAGAAGAGGTTTATTAGGATCTATTATAGGAGCAGTAGCGTCTATAGCTTTATCAGGTATTACTAATAAAATTTTCAATAAAACTCCGAAACCTAACCCAAATCAAAAATCAATTTTAAACGCTCTGCCTGTTGATGGTGCTTCAAGTGTCTTGAGTGTCACTTCGGGAAGTGGAGCTTCAAGTGTTCTTACACCACCTTTACCTGTCGCTGACAAACGATTCTCACCTGAAAACTCTAATAGGGGCCTCGCTCCTGGTGAAGAATTTTTCAAGAATTTAAGACTGGCAACTGGTGGTTATATTGCACCATCTGCTGGCATTGATAACGTCCCCGCCATGCTGTCTGGTGGTGAGTTTGTAATGAACGCTGCGGCTACGCAGAGAATAGGAGCTGGTAATTTAGCTGCTGCTAACTCTGGCGCAGCTGGAGGCGATGACAAGCAAGCTGTCATAAACCGACTAGATCAATTAATAGCAGTTTCTAGTGAAAGAGGTGAAACAGTAGTTAATATAACTATCAACTCTGATGGCTCAGAAACACAAGACAGTAACGCTGAAGAGAAACAACAGAACTTTGCTAAGAGAATAAAAGATGTAGTGAAGCAAACAATCAGTGATGAGCAAAGATTGGGTGGGACTTTAAGAAGAAGATAATATGTTTGGGTCAAAATCAAATTACGATTCCCACTTTTTTGTTGATGGAGAGCAGATATCAGGAGTTACATCTGTAGATATCTCTTATGATAATTCTGCGCCTATAACAAATCCTCTAGGTTACCATAAAGGTCTTGTTTCTGTTGGTGGAGCCACTAAACAAACAGTTTCTATTTCAAGATCTTTAATGTGTAACACCCCTTTGGATTCATTAACAACTCAAGGGCAAAATTTTAGAGGTAGCTTAAATTATGAGGGTGCTTCATATGGATTTCAAAGTGGTTATATGGTAAGCTCCTCTGTAAATTGTGCTGTAGGATCTATGCCTAGAACTAATTATAGCCTTGTAGTTTATGATGAACTAAGGTCGGGAGCGAATGCATCAGGAACTGATACAAGCGATATACACATACCAAGTCAAGGATCAATATCTATCACGGCTGATAATGTAACTAGCAATCGAGTTTTAGGTTTTGATTACAATCAAGAATTTAAATACAAGCCTTATTACACAATAGGATCAGAAAACCCCGTAGATGTTAAATACATAAGCCCTACAACATACAAAGCCACTGTTCAACTTGAAGTCGATAATGCGATGCCTGAGAGTGGTTATAACTTTTTAACATCTGGAAAAGATGGAGGAAGATTAATTACTTTAGTTGTAGATGGAAAAGATGGAGTTAACATACAAAGTTACACCGTGCCAAATGCAGTTTTAACATCAGAACAGCTAAGTGCCACAGCTGATGGTTCACTCAGATTAACCTTAAATTACGTAGGACATCAATAATGGGAGAAAGTTTATTCTATAACAGAGATGTAAATATTTCTGGAGTTGCAGTTCCAAGTGAACTAAGTGATCTTTCTTTGACTCCTGTTTATGGATCAAAAGTAACTTTTTCATCGGATGTCAATAGTTATATTACTGATGATTTTTACTTTAATTTAGTCCCATTATCTTTAAATAATTTGACAGCACAATTTGATATCAGGTATGATGTTAATGAAACTAATGCTAGAAAGCTAGCAGCTTTCTTAGAGAGCCAATCTGGTAATAAACAAATAGAGTTTATAGCAGACACCAGAACTTATAAAACAGTGTCTGGATTTTGTAATAACTATGCAGTAAACTTTATGAACAATCAGCACTTTGAGGTTGGTGTTAGTATAAGTGTTGATGGTGCTCCTACTTTAGTAAATTGGTCAGGTGGAAATTTTGCTAATGTTCCATTTCAGGGGTGGGTTCCTTCAAGAAGCTATAAAAAATATGATGTTGTATTTAGCGGCATTAACCAGAACAAGCTTGATAATTTTTATTACTGTTCTGGAGATCATTCTTCTAACGCCGCTAATAGTCCGACAGGCGATTCATCTGCATGGACTCAAAAATTCTTTTTTGAACCAGATATAGGAGCTAGTAATGATGTTCTAATAAAAGCTGACATACAAAATTATAAAAACTCATTTAGACAAAGGTTAAAGACTAACGATAATATTTCTACCTTTGATATGAGTTATAATTTTACTAACATAAGCGATCATCAGTTGAAATCTATGATCCATTTTTTAGAAAGAAAAGGTGGATATAGAAGGTTTGAACATCAAATTCCTTCTGTATACAATAGACCTAAAGTATATTACTCTCCTTCTTGGACTCATACTTGGGTGGCTTTTAACTCTAATAATCTTAGCGTAGACCTAGTAGAAGATCCATTAGGAGTAATCCCAACAGGAACATAAAATGGCTACAAATATATTAAATAGCAACAACATCGCTGTATTTGTTAATGATACCCTTCAAGGTTTTTCTACATCAAATCTTGATTGCAAGTTATACATGGCGGTCCAAGATTTTAACTATTCTATACAACTACCAAGGCAAAATTTAAAGCAGGTGGGCAGCCAAGATTTAGCCTCTAGAGACTTCAATTTTCAACCAGACGTTGAATTAGCATTTACATACATACCTGAAATTGGAGGTCAAAATGAAGGGAATAGTCATTTTGTTGAAAATCTTCCGCTTTCAAGCAATCATTTTTTAAATTTTTTCTCTGGGACTTTAGAGAGAAATAATAATTTTTACGTAATAATAGATAGGAATCAAGGACATGATATTTATGATAAAATGTCTTTTGATGAAACTGCTATGAATCTTTCTGGACTAGAATGTATAGCTTTTGGCAATTGTTTCCCCACGACATACGGACTAAATTATTCTATTGGATCTATGCCAGTTGTTTCTACTAATTATATATGCTCTAATGTAGTAACAGAAAAGTTAACTGGAACATCGATGGAGCTACCATCAATAAACTTAGAGAGCGGCAATAATAATAATGTTGGTAGATCTTTATTTGAAATAGGCAAAGATACAGTAGTAAGTCCTAGAGATCCTCTAATAGTAGATCCACTTGGGGCTGATACTTCTGTAACTTTAGAAAACTTAGAAGTTGGTGGACAAAATTTAAGTGGTGTCCACTTTATTCAGTCTTTAGATATGTCAGTAGATTTACCTAGAACCTCTCTATATGGTTTAGGAAATGATTTTGCCTATGGTAGAAAAGCTGAACTACCAGCAAATGGAAGGTTTAGTGTTACATCTTTAGTTTCAGGATTAGATAGCGGTATCATGACTGATGTATTAGTCAGTGATAAAGATTATAACTTCGAAATAAAGTTTCAGGCAGTAAATAAAGCCAAAAATTTAATATATAAAGTAGAAAATGCTAAACTAGATACCTACAACTATGGTATAGCTGTTAATGATTTTATGACTTTTGATGCACAGTTTAGTTTCAAAATCACAGAAGAAAATGGCTTAAAAATTAGCGGGACCACATACTAGTCGTATTCAATTTTAACATTTTTACTCTCGTATCCACGTTCCTTAATTCTATTAGGGTGCTCTGCACCTTTACGTTCCTTAGAGTAATTATCGTAAAACTTTTCTTTTACAGGGTCTAAGCCGCCAGCCTTGTCTGCTCTTTTATGACTAAGTTCAGCCGACAAGTCCATCATATCACCTATGGTTCCTTTTTTATTATATGTAGCATCAATATATTGCTGCCTGTTAAAAGGATCTACAGAACTATCAATGGAAGCGTTTGGTGAAAGAAATACCCTCTTCCACTCAACGCCATCCTCTGAGTAGGTATGCTCTTGGTTCATACCTTGTATAACCTCTCTGTATTCTTTACGATCAGGATGTTTATATACGTAAATAGGCATTATGTTTTTATTTCTATTTCGGTGCTTTCAGCAACAGCTCTTTTAGGCAATGTCAGTTTAAGCAATCCATTTTTAAGAACTGCATCAATATGTTTGTCTGAAACACTATTATTCAAACGCAACCTAAACTTCTGTGATCTGTCTTCGTTTTTAGCATTAACATAAAGAATATCATCAAGGACTTTTATTTTAACATCCTCTTTGCCAAAACCAGCTAGTTCCAGTTCCATTTTATAAACGTCTCCTGCATCAACAACTGGGTGTTCTGTTTTCATGTGATTATCTGTATTAAAAAATGATTCAATTAAGTTCATGCTTATACTTAACATTATTTATGCCATAATTTTATGCATTAATTACAGCTAAAATTTGCTCTATAGTATTAGCGTAGGTCATTTCTTCTGCCAACTTTTGACCCTCTGTGTTAAGTTGTCCTGCTTTTTCTTCAGCTTTTTCCATCGCTGCAATAACATTATCTTCCTCCCAAGTGTAAAAAGTTCCTTTATTAAAAATTGAATCAGAAGAAAAGAAAACACCATCTTCTGCTGGCATCTCACCAGATGGCTCTACAAGTATTGAATTGTTGTCTTTAGCCCAATCCTTGTGTGATGTAGCGTTTAATACAACGCTCCATTTGCCAAGACAAGTAGCGTTGAAAGCTGGTAAGTTCCAACCTTCTCCACCTGATAGTCCAGTTAGATCAATATCTATTGAATTCAGTAATTCGTTTACCTCCATGTTTTTTTCCAAATGAGGTAAAAAATTTATGTTGTTAAAGTTATGGCCCTGAAGTGTTTCTGCTAAAAGAGACTCCATTTGTTGCGGTTGAAAAAAGGGATTCGTGACACAACAAGTCAATTGATATTTATTGTTGTTGCCATATTTTTTCAGCCAAGCACGAATAATTTTTTGAGTATGCTTTCTATTTTCAAACTTACCCATCAATCCAAAATGGATTGTATCTTTTAGGTATGTTTTTTCTGTCCTAAAAAAGTCTTTATCAAAACCAATAGGTATATTCATCGCTAACTCAACGCCAGCTTTTCTAAAATTATCTGCCGCATACTTAGAGCTAAAGATAACTTTGTCTTGAACAAGAGCTATTTGCTTTTCTACTTGTGTGGGTTCGTTGCACTCATAAAAAGTATATAGGTATTGAGATGGATTTTTTCTATTTTCAGAACCACTTAAATGCCACAACTTTAGAGAGGGAACCGAAGAGTCTATGTAGTCCCACCTTTTGTTGATACAATCTTCGATATATTTCTTAATATCGTCGCTAGGATCAAAAGCATTAAGATTTATTTGATTTAAATCTCCTATAGGCCAGATGCCTAGATCGACATCTAAATTCTGTAACTCCCTTATAAAATTATAAGAGACATTACCAAAGCTTAGATTATTAAGTGGCGCTTCTAATAGTAATTTCATTAGAAGGGAACTTCTTCGTGCTCTGTATTCTCTTGCTTAGATTCGGAATCAGATTTTTTCGATGAGCTTAAAAACTGCAAGTCTTTGCCCCTAATAAAATATTTGCTAAAACTTTTTCCGTCTTTTTCCCAAGAGGACATGCAAAGCTCTCCTTGGACCATAAATTCACGCCCTTTGGTTAGATATTTCTCTGCAATTTCTGCCGTCTTATCCCAAAACTCAATGTCAACAAAACACTTTGTTTTTGCATTAGCTGATGAAATACCAGCTCTGAGATTAACAACTTTAGAACCAGACTTAGTATTTCTAACTTCTGGATCTTTAACGAGATATGCTGCTGCTGTTACTGAATTAAACATAATTTATTTCTTTTTTTACTTTCTTTATGAAACGATTGTGGATGTTTATACAACCTTGGATACTCATGTCAAGCCTTTCCGCAATTTTTCTCCAAGGATTTAATTTATTATTATCTACATCATATCTAAGCTCTATGATTTTTTTGATCCTGTCATCATCTTCTTGATCAAGTAGCTCTTGAAACAACTTAAAAGTTTCTTCTTTATTAATCTGACTTAAGAAACTTTCTGAAAAGGGTTCCTGATATACAGGGATTTCTTCTAAAGAAAATTCATTATTTCTTTTCTTCTTGTTGAGAATATTTAAACATTTCCACTTCGCTTGATTTGCTAAGTATGTCGAAAACTTTGTGTTTTTATCTGGGTTGAAGCTGACTGCGGAGTTGTATATGACATAGTCTTTCTCTTTGACTGCTTGAGTCTTATCCAGAGTGTTTCTAGGAGATGATAAAAATTGGTTCACCATCGTATGATAAATTCCAGAATGCCTGTCTATTAACTCAAGCAAACTTTCTTCATCATTTCGATCTTTGATTTTGTCTATTAATGTTAGATCGCTTTGCACTAGAACCCATCTTAAAAAAGATTTTTGAGTTTTCAACAAAAAAATACATTATTTTATAATATATTTATAAAACGTAATAGTAAACGATAACGTATTGCCTTGCTATGACGTAATAAAAGAAAAAACGTCTTTCAACCGTTTCACGGTAATTGTAATCATGCGCTTTTCAGATGTCAAAACAAAATTTTCACAAATTTTTCCATTGACGATGACACCGATCTGATGTAGGTGTAATGTCCTTTAAGATGATTTTTGAAGAGCAAGTATCAAGGAAGCCTGATCATTACGAGTGGGCGCAGGAGTTCATCGAGGCGATGCACAATGGGTTTTGGACGGACAAAGAATTTAGCTTTAGTAGTGATATTCAGGACTTTAATGTAAACCTTAATGAAGATGAGAGAGAGATGATAATCAGAACTTTATCTGCGATTGGGCAGATAGAGGTCGCTGTCAAGAAGTTTTGGAGTAAGTTGGGTGACAACTTGCCTCATCCAAGTTTGACCGACTTAGGTTACGTCATGGCTAACGTAGAGGTAATTCATAATAATGCATATGAAAGACTTCTTAAGGTATTGGGTTTAGAAGATGTCTTTGAGAAAAATCTTAAGCTTGATTTTATTGAGGGTCGTGTTAAGTATTTAAGAAAATATACTCATAAGTTTTACAAGGATTCTAAGAAGCAGTATGTTTACGCGCTAATTCTTTTTACTTTGTTTGTAGAGAATGTCTCTTTATTCAGTCAGTTCTACATTGTTAACTGGTTTAATCGCTACAGGAATGTGCTAAAAGATACAGGTCAGCAAGTGAAGTATACAAGAAATGAGGAAAATATTCATGCTCTTGCTGGTATTAAGATCATCAACACCATTAGAAGTGAGCACCCAGAGCTTTTTGATAAAGAGCTTGAGGACAGGATAGCTCATGAAGCACAAGCTGCTTTCGTGGCAGAAAGCAAGATAATTGATTGGATGGTGAATGGTTTTAATGAGACAGGTCTAAACGCTAATATTTTAAAAGAGTTCATTAAAAATCGTATCAATGATTCTTTAGAAAAAATCGGGTTTTCTTCTGCGTTCGAAGTTGACACTTCTGCTTTGGAAGATACAATGTGGTTCGAAGAGGAGCTAATGGGCAACAATGCCACAGACTTCTTCCACTCTCGACCCGTAGAGTATTCTAAAAATTCGCAAACATTTGATGCTGACGATCTTTTTTGATGAAAAAATATAAGTGGCTTAACAAGGACTCCAGAGATTTTTTAAAAAGAGGTTATTTGCAAGCTGGGGAGTCAGCGGAGCAGCGAGGGCACGATATTGCCTTGGCTGCTGAAAAGCTTTTAAAAGTCAAGGG